AACCAAAAACTGATTGGGCTATCACAGATAGCTTCAATTTTGAGGATTACAACCGAATTAAAAACAACATTGCTTATCTTCGCGAAAGGGCATTGTCGTTTTATTCTACAGTACCATTTGAAGATATGGGTTCTGATAAAATTGGATATAATGAATTCCCGTATGCAGAAGAATTTAATCGGCTAGAAGACAATTTAGAGTTATTAAGAAATAGCACATTTATATTTAATAATGAAGAAAAAAAGACTTGGTATGCAAATGAGAAAACGCCTGATTTTGAAGACTTCAATCGGATTGAGCGTATCTGCTTAGATTATTATAATGGATTGCAGAGATATAGACCGCGCAGATTAAGCATAACGTTAGGCATGGCAACAACAGATTTGAAAATATAAAGGTAAGAGGTGAAGAAAATGGCATATACACCATTAAGAACGGATTTCAAAGATGATATTTTGGATTCATCGAATTACAAGAGAAAATACAAGCAAGTTGCAAACAATGATGGTACATTTTCCTTTCAGGATGAAACCACCTATCAACAAGTTGGTAGTGATTACGGGGCAAAAGAGGTAAATGAAGAGCGTGAAGCAATCAATAATATTTACGAAAATAAACTTGTTGCGCTTGATGATGTTGCGCTTGTTACAGAGGAAGGATTCTTCGTAGATGCACTGGCAGTTAAAGAGTTAAATAGCAATTTAGTAAATATAAATTCCAAAATAACAACCACGAATGCGAATTTA